AGCACTACTATCTTCCACAGAATGGAGTTAGTGCTACAGGATCTGCAAGTGTATACAACGGTGCTCTAGAGCAACTATACATTTCAGAAAATGGTAGCAAGTATCTTGAGGCACCAACAGTAACTATCGGTGGAGATGGTACGGGTGCTACAGCATCCGCATATCTTATCAACATCACAGTCTCTGGTGGATCTCCAACTAAAGCTGCTGTCATTAGAGGCACAGTAAAAGAAGGAACTCTGAGATCTGTCAAGATCGTTGATGGTGGTGAGGGTTATGATGAAGACAGGGCAACGATTGCTATCAGTGCACCTGCATCAGGTGGTGTTACACCTACATTACTTCCGACATTTACAAATGGAAAGTTAACAGCACTGAATATTACAGGTGAAGGATCTGGATATAAGAGTGTTGCATTACTAGATATTGACAATGCTGGCACAGGATACACTACTGCAAGTGTACAAATCTCTGCAGCACCTGTAGGTATTACAGGTTCATTCAAGATTGGAGAATCTGTCACTGGTGGATCTACTGGCGCTATGGCACAACTCGTAGAGTGGGATGCTCAAGAGGCATGGATCAAACTCAAATCCCCTACTGGTACATTCTTGATTGGGGAAACAATCATGGGTAGCACATCTGGTGCAACTATCATCTTAGACAATAGAGATGAGATGGCAAGTACCGATACTAAATATTATGAGAATGTTGCCTTTGAAGATCTTGGGGACGACATTATTGACTTTACTGAGACTAACCCATTTGGAGTAGCTACTTGACATGTTAGGGACATATACATATAACCAGATTATTAGAAAGTGTGTCATTGGATTTGGCACACTCTTTAATGATATTGAGGTTCGCAAGAACAATGCAGATGGAAGCACCTATAGCAGAATGAAGGTGCCTCTGGCGTATGGTTCTCGCCAAAAGTTTTTAGCAAGACTGGAGCAGCAAGCAGATCTCAACCAGAAGGTTGCGATTACATTGCCACGTCTGTCATTTGAGATGACTGGTGTTTCCTATGATGCTAGTAGAAAACTCAGTGCAATCACACTCAATCTCAAAGCAGATACTGCTAACGCAATTAAGAAACAGTATGCGCCAGTTCCATATAACGTAGACTTTGAACTAAACATCATCTCAAAAACAAATGATGATGCTATTGAGATCGTAGAACAAATTTTACCATTCTTCCAACCATCATATAACATGACCATCAAATTGGTTGATGCGATGGAAGAGTTCAGAGATGTTCCTGTTGTCCTGAATAGTGTGAACTATACGGATGACTATGAAGGATCTATGGATGATCGTAAGTTGACATTGTTTACTTTACAGTTTACAGCAAAGACTTATATCTTTGGTCCTGTTGGAACTTCTGGTCCTATCAAAAAGGCAAAGGTCGATTATCATACAGAAGTCGATCTTACAGCACCACGCAGAGTTTCCTATCAGGTCACACCAGCAGCACTGGAAGACAAGAACAAGGATGCTACTACAGAACTCGCAAGTGCGATTACAAAGAGAACTCTCGTCGTCGAAGTTCTAGATTCTACCAACATCCCACTCAAGACATACATCGAAATCGGAAACGAGGTCATGTACGTCAAGTCCAAACCTGCTACAAATAAACTTGGTGTTCGCAGAGCACAAAGAAATACCACTGCAGCAGAAGCAGTTGCAGGTACACCAGTTGACCTAATCAATGCAGCAGATGATGCACTGTTAGATTCTGGCGATGACTTTGGTTTCAATGAGATGACTTCGTTCTATGGATAAGTTTGAAGGTTTAGATGAGGCATTCGAGACAGTCTCTGAAATAGTTCCTGCCGAGGTAGAAGAACCTAAGGCAAAGAAACCTCCTATCAAAAAGGAGGAAAAAGATGACGTAGGTAAAGACTATGAATACGCCAGGGCAAACTTATATCAACTGGTGGATAAAGGACAAGAAGCTATCAACGGCGCTCTTGACTTGGCAATGTCTTCTGATCACCCTAGAGCATATGAAGTTGCTGGACAACTTATCAAGCACGTCGGAGACGTAGCAGACAAGTTGATGGCACTTCAGAAGGATACTAAGTCTGTCAGAGAAGACAAGCAAAAAGGTCCAACCAATGTTACTAATGCTTTATTTGTTGGCAGTACAGCAGATCTTCAGAAGATGCTGAAGGATGCTAAGAAGAAAGCAGATAAATAAAGTTGTAACTAAACTATCATCATGGAAGAAGAGTCTGATACAGGATTGGAAGTCCTCAATGATGAAGGATATTCAGATACGGGAGAGGGTGACACTCTCGATACTTTGACCGACGAAGGCTACACAGAGGAGTAAAATGTCTAAACCAATTGAAGTCCTAAGCGCAAATTATTCCCAGTTGACTACTAGTAATGATACTAGTATGGATAGGGCAACTTACGTTAGGGTTACTAATATCTCTACGGGAACAGCCTACGATATTTTTGTCAGAACTACTGCTAATGATAATAACACCAATGTTGGTCGTACTATCATTGCTCCAGGAGAAAGTATCCTCATCAAAAAAGATCCAGATGAGTTTGTAGGATCCTCTACTGGAAACGTTTACGCATCAGCAGTCTCACCTAACCCATAAGATAATGAGAGCAATTAAACTTATTGGTGGAAACACTTTACACACACCAACTACATATAGCACTCTTGACAGAGCGACTTACGTTCGTATTGTAAGTTATGCTAGTGGAGGAACTAACTTTGGTGTCTTCACTGAATCTGGTGGATCATACACTAGAGTTGCTAGATATGCTATGTCAGCAAGAAGTTCTATGATCATCAAAAAAGAACCAGATCAATATATTGGTGAAGGTTCATCCACTAGCAGATGTTCAGCAGTAACAACTGAGGGTTGATATGGCAGAAAGAATTCCTACAATGTATGGTAGATACTATACCATCAACCTCGTGTGGCGTGGTAGAGAATTCACCCTGTCTGCTTTTACTCCAAAGTTACAGAAACTCCAGAGAACTGGAGCACAACGTATTGCAGAAAAGATCTATCCTGGATGCAGGGTAGTTTCATATCATGAATCTGATAAGACTACAGCACCCACATTCTTGGCAACCGAGGGAACTATGAAATCATTTAGAGAGTTTCGTGAGGATCTTGATCTTAAGAAGATGTCCAAAGAACTTGACGGTGCATCTAAAATGCATAAGGGTCAGGCAGATCGCATTAGAAAGCATCTGAAAAAGATGAAGTCTGAAGACAATGCGTATGCCATCGGTATGGCTCAAGCAATGAAATCTACTGGTGACAAACCGCCTCTGAAAAAGAGTACAATTAAGAAGGCGCACAAGATTGCGGATGCTGTGAAGAATGAAGCAAAGGAGTGTCCTGAAGGTACTAAGTGGTGTCCTGAATGTCAGAAATGCCAGAAGGTCACATGTGCCGATGCTAAAATGAAGAATGAAGACTGGCAAAAGAAATCTGGAAAGAACCCAGAAGGTGGACTTAACGAAAAGGGACGCAAGTCCTACGAACGTCAGAATCCAGGAAGCGATCTTAAGAGACCTTCAAAGAAAGTTGGGAACCCTCGTCGAAAGAGCTTTTGTGCGCGAATGAAGGGTATGAAAAAGAAATTAACATCTAAGAAAACAGCACGCGATCCAGACTCTAGAATCAATAAGTCTCTTCGTGCTTGGAACTGCTAAGGTATGCTTGCTTCTTATATTATTGTATTCCTAGTGGCTGCATTATTTGCTTATGCAGGTTATGATGCCACCATGAGATTGTTCGCCTACATAGACATTACCTTGCGTTATCAATGGATTCAGTTTAGACTGTACCTAATGAGACGCAAGTTAGAACAACAACTCACTGAACAAATTACGGAGCGCAACAATGACCGATCCTGACCGACAGCTTTCCGATCTCAAGCTAGAGAGGAAATCGTGCGAGAAGTGCGGAGCTACCTGGATTAACGGGAAGCATATTTGGGGTGGAACTGGCAACCAAGGCAGTGAACTGGACCTAGCAAGTTTGGTATGTAATAAGTTAGGTAACCACCTTTGCATCAATCCTATGAAAGGAACCGAAGGTGGACAGACATGGGAGTATAGAGCAGGATATATAGATGGTAAGATTGACGAAAGAAAATCAATCTTCAAAGAACTAGAAGATAGATTATGAACTTACTGCTCCGACCACTCGATAATGTTAACGATGTGACTTGGAGCATTGTAATAATGTGCATTCTAGTTGAAATACTGGCGGGGATTTCTATCGCCTATATACTAAGATTAGCGTTCGACGAAAAAAAGAATGAGTGATCGCGGCGTAACAATTGAAGACCTTGAACAGGAACTCAGAATCTTAAATGAATTTAGAGAGTTCGGGAGAGCAAGAGTTCTCCGTAGTATGATCGATTATGAAATTGCAAAGAAGGAACGCCATGGACAAGCAGGAAAGGATTGAAAGAGCGCACACTCTTTTTATTGAGAGTGTCTTAAAACCTGATCCTGCACTTCGCAATTGTGCTCACAATCAGGAGTGCTTCTACGAGCTTCTCGAATGGCGCGAAGAAGTGCTACAATACTTGTACAGTCGCCAAAAGGAGATGCAGTCATGACAACTGTTCCAGAAGATCGTCTTTACTTAGATGAGGAAGATACAGGCATCATTGGTTTTGATAGTCTGCTACATAAGTTTTCTATCGCATTTCATGGTCGTATGCATTACTTCGATAGTTACGAAACTGCCGAAGACTGGTACAAACTAAATAAGGCTAGGGAGGAGTGACCTCCCTTTTTTAGTAGCAAAATTATGTCTGAACATTACTTAGGTAATCCTAATCTCAAGAAGGTTGGGACAGCGATTGAATTTACTCAGGAACAAATCCAAGAGTATTTGAAGTGTAAGGAAGATC